TATCCAGATTTATATAAAGAAATTTACAATATTTACAGAAGCGATAAAGCGACTGAATACGACATGGAAATGCAGGGTCTAGGACTTGCTCAAATTAAGCAAGACGGATCTCCAATTACTATGTGTAGTATGCAACAAGGTTATATCACGTCTTATCTACACCAATTTTATGGAATTGGTTTCCAGATTACACGTGGAGCTGTTGAGGACAATCTATATGAATCAGATTTCCCACAACAAGCATTGCAATTACGTACGTCACTTCAGACACTTCGCAATATTAACTCAATTTATCAGTTCAATAATGCATTTAACCAACAGTCTCAAGTTTCTGATGGTCAGCCATTATGTTCAACAGCTCATCCAACCCAAGGTGGCGCACTAGCTAATACATTCAACAATCCAGTGGGATTAACTGAATCGGCATTAGAAGAAGCTATCACGATTATGAAGCAGTGGAAGAACTTAGCTGGACTTAACATTAATACAAGTCCTAAATCATTGCTTGTTCCACCACGTCTTGGTTTCCAAGCTGCAAGAATTTTGAAATCATCTTTCAGAACTGGCACAGCAAACAATGATATCAATGCGATCGTTCATGATAAGTATCTACCTGGTGGATATATTATTAACCCATTCCTAACTAGTCCTTATAACTGGTTTATTCTTACTGATGAACCAAACGGTTTCAAAATGTTCCAACGTACGAACCTTGATATCGATTTCATTATGGATCCAGTGACCGATAACACAACAGTTCGTGCATTAGAGCGTTATAGCTTTGGTTGTTCTAACTGGCGTGGCACGTTCGGCGCACAAGGTTCAGCATAAAGGGATTTTAGAGGAGACTAGCTATGGCTGATAATGCCTATTTAACGAATACAAATATTCCTTTAGGGTCTGAATTTAATGATGGTACAAGACTTGGTCCTATTCTAGATAGAACCGTTGTTTCAGGTGCTGGCGTTAATGGTCAAGGATTTCCTTATTCGAATACCACTGTGCAACCATATTCCTATACACAATGGGGATTAGGAATGTTTACGTCTGCTAAAAATACGTACAACATAATTCCTAGAGGACCTAGTGTTGCAGGTAATATTGTTGGATTTGGTGCACCATTTTCACCTGCTGGCGCTGCAAATCTTGCACTTTCTCAAGATGGATACGTATCAACTTCTGGAATTGCTGGAAATGGTAGCACCTATCTTCAATTAGATTGGCCTAGAGCTTTATCTGTTACTATTGCCAATGGTAATATTGGTTCAATTGTAACAATAACAGTTTTTGGACAAGACTATTATGGTGTTTCATTACAAGAATCTGTAATGGTAAATGAAGCTGGTACCTATGATCTTAAAAAAGCTTTTTATACCGTTACTAGAGTGTATTGGAATGGTGCCGCAACTGGTTCTACTGTTCAGATTCAAGCTACAGATACTTTTGGTTTACCGTTTAGATTAAAATCTGCCGGTGATATTGATTCTATACGTTGGGGGAATGCTTCTGATATGTCTACTTCAGAAGAAGATGTATCATCTAATAATTTAACTGGTGTAGCGACTTTAGCATCAAACCCAGGATCAGTAATTGTTGACAGCCCAGCTGTAACAAAAGCAAGCAATATTCAAGTTACAGTCAATACAGCAATTGGAGCTGCTAGAGGTCATTTATCAGTACCAGTAGCAAATGTTATTAATAATACTTCTTTTGTCATAAATTCTGATGCTGATGATCAAAGTACAATAAATTGGTTAATTACTAATCCACCTTTTGTAACAGGAAGTTCTGCTACTTATGGAGCTGGAGCTAGTAATATGATTAGTGGTGTTATTACAATTCCATCCACAAATGTTAATGCAAATAGTTTTATTTATTCTAATGTATCAACTTTTGGAACAGCACATGGTCCATGGCGTATTTCAAATATTAATCCAGAAGTAAGTTTTACTATAACTTCAACTGATAATACCGAAACCTCTAGTGCTGAATGGGCAATTATGCCACAAGAATGGGTTAGTGGTATTTCTACTAATATGGTAGCTGGTGTTATTGGTGTTAATACAACTTCGGTTCAAAGTAATAGTATTATCCTTGTTAACTACCAAACAATTTCAGGTGCGGCAGGTACATTATCAGTACGTTCAAATGAAATAATTCCCGGTGTAGGATTTACCATTAGATCTAGTAGCAATACTGATACTTCAACTGTTAAATGGACTATTCTTCAAAATATACAAGGATTAACACAGGGTACAGCTACTTTAGCAGCTGGTACAGCAACTATTGCTACCACATCTGTTGCAGCTAATAGTGTTATTTTAGCTTGTTACAATACTTTAGGTGGTGCTGCTAATGGTACGTGGATTGATGTCACAGCAAAAAATAACGGTGTTAGCTTTATTGTTCAGGCAAAAGATAACGCAGGAAGTCTTGTAAATACTGATGTATCAACATTTAACTGGGTAATTTTCCCATATAATATGGTTATAGCTGATTATGCTGCGCCACTAGGTGACTTTATTCCAGCAGATGATAATACAGCAACTAACACAACTGGAGATGTAAGGGGCACATATAAACCTTCGACTCCGGCTAATGGATATAATGTATTACATTTTACAGCCTTTATCAGTGGATTTGATAATTTCGTAAGTCAACAAGCTTCTGTTCAGCTTCCAGCGGGTGGTCAAGTTAATGCATTGCGAACGCGTCGTCAAATTACCATCGATGATCAGGTTGGTGTAATGCAATATTACTCAGGAACACCTGCATAATGAGTCAAGCACAGATTATTGTTTGGGAACCGTCTAGTGGAAATACAGATACTATAGCTTCTGTTCAAGCACTTGCTGGTGCAGGAAACTTAGTGCTTAATACCAATACGCTCCCAAACAATACTTTGGCTTTTCCTACTACTACCAATCCATTTGGATCTTATATCTATAATGGCGTAGCAAGAGCTGTTTTGATTTCAAGTAGTGCTAATCTAAGTGCGCTAAATGTAACAATTACAGGTCTTGGTTCGGCCGTTGATGGTGTGGGTAATCCTACGGGACCAATTTTTAACACTTATTCAGAAACCATAACTGGTCCTAATAATGATAATGTTGAAACCCTAGGTGTTTTTACACGCATAGATTCTATTTCAATAAATGGGGCTGCAGCAAATATTAGCGCCGGTTTCGGTACGTATGGGATTACACATTATTTGTTTCCTGATTATGACCGTAAAGCTTGGTATGCATCATGTTCGGCACAAGTATTTGCAACTACGTCGCTTTTATATAGTGGGTATGTAAGTCTGAATAAACCTTCTTATCCAAGTTTGGCTGGATATGGAAATATTATGCCTTTTGTTGGTGGAGAAATTCCAGCTTTTCCAATAGCAACTAATATGACTGGTGCTAGTGATAATCAAATTGCACAACTGAATTATCCCATCGCAACAATCTGGTGGCGAATAGAAGATAATGCCGTTTTAAATGCAGACGAAAAAGCTATTTTCACGTTCCTACAACAAGGAATTACGTGATGAGTAAAAAATGGATTCAAGATGCTTTATCATCCTCATCTAAAGGAAAACTTCATAATGATTTGGGCGTTCCAGAAGGCAAGAAAATTCCTTGTCGTATGATAATGCGTGCTGAACATAGTTCTGATCCAAAATTAGCTAGACGTGCGCGTTTAGCAGATACATTAAGTCATTTTCATCACAGAGGTAATAGATAAGTGAATGGCAACAAGCAATTCGTACGTTTTTGGAATCACTACACAGATAGATGAATTCATCAGAGAATCCTTTGAACGCATAGGCGTTAAAGGAAATGAAATCTCTGAACCAATGATTGCTTCAGCTCAAATGTCTGCCAATCTTGCTTTAACAGATTGGATGGGGAAAGTTCCTCTTACGTGGATGCGTAAACGTCAGATGATTACCTTGTATCAAGGTCAAATGACATATCAACTTCCCCCACAAATGACGCAGATTATTGATGTCATTGCTATTCAACCCCAACGATTAAATACAGGTGGTATAGCTTTATCCTCTACGGTTGCTTCTGGTTCCGCAGCAAATGTTTTTGATCCTAATTCTACAGCAGGGTGTACACTTGCTAATCCTAATGGAGATATTGGATACAATTACGGGACAAATACATTAAGCACTAACAATAGCTTTAATGGAAATTCCATATTTTATGTAGGCATTCAGCCATTAAATAATAATTCAGTTTATAAACTTGCGGTTCAATATTCTTTTGATGGTGCTAATTGGTTAACCATTAATACACCTAAACAAACCATTTATAACATGGATCAAATAGGATGGATTGTTATTGAAAATTCTTTAAATGCTCAATATTGGAGAATTTTAGAGACAGGCGGTGCTACTCTAGCTATCCAACAATTGTATTTTGCTGAACCTATTAATAATGGCCAAGGAGACAGGGCATTAACTGCTCTTTCTTATACCCAATGGATGCAAGTTTCTAATAAATTAACGCAGAGTTATCCCTCTGGATATTTTTTTAATTCTCAAGCTAATCCAACAATTACGTTGAGTCAGGTTCCCAATCAAACGTATACAGGTTTACTGTATACAGGGTATTTTTACCCTCAAGATGTCACGTATCTTTTTAATGAATTTGATGTTCCAAGACGGTTTGTTGAAGCACTAGTAGCTGAGCTTGCCTATCGATTAGCTTCAAAACCTATTTTTAATGTTCCATCAGACAAAATTGTTCAATTAAAAGAAGACAAAGTTGAAGCCTTTAATAATGCGGCAATGACAGATCAATCAAACTTTATTTTGTCATTCAAACCAGATTTTAGTTATTTGAGTAAATAAATGCGTATTGGATCTAAGGGAAAATACACTAGGCAAAACAAACAAAAACCACGTGGTATTGGAACATGTGATTACAGCGGTTTAATGGTTCGCCATAGTAATATGATTCAACAATACCAATATCGAGGTAATGGACTTGTTTGGACAGGTTTTTGGGTAAATCCAAAGTTTGCCGATAAACCTAATCCACAAGATCTTGTTTCTATTATTCGCTTAGATCCAGTTCCACTTAATCATGCTCGCCCAGATCCAATCGTTTATGACAATACAATTAGCACAATTACCATTGATGTAAGTGGAGGAATCGACATTCTGCTTACTGAACAACAATTTGATAATATGGTTATTAGATTTATTGGAGTGTTAACAAATAATATTACAGTATTTATTCCCAATACTTTTAATGAATTCTATGCTATTAATTTAGCAACAGGTGGTTTTACTTTAGCAATGCAAATAGAAGGGAATGCCGCTCCAGGTTTAATTATACCAGCAGCAGATCCGCTTACTAATACAGGACCTTTAGTATCGAATAATTTTATAAGTTTAAATTTTGTTTATCATTAGAGGATACACTTTATGGCAAATGCTTCTGATACTTCTCATTATGTCTTGGTTAGTCCTGACACTACATTACCCAATTCTCAAACATTAACGGCGGGTACAGGGTTATCTGTTAGTTCTGGTGGTGCAGGTGGACATATTACGGTCGCTGCTGACGGAGCATTAGCAAATTTTGCAAATCTTATTGGACCCCAAGGTTTTGTTGTTTATAACCCGTCCAATAAAGCTATAAAAACTGTTGCTTTTCAAAGTGATGGAAGCATTGCAATTAGTGATCCTGGTGGAAGTGGTACGCCACCTACTTTTGGAGTTGTTCCACAAACAACAAATCAATTAATTCAAGCAAGTGGAAATGCAGGATCAAGTGTAGGTAATTATCCTCAAATTAATTTTTCGGGAACAAATGGTATAAGTTGTTCAGTATCAGCTGATGCAGCTAATAACCGTATTCTTGTAAGTTACAGTGGGTTAAATGCTTCATCTCAATGGTCTTTATATCCTGCCATTACAAATGTTAATTTATCTGGATATAAAATTTTTAATTTAGCAGATCCAACTGATGCTCAAGATGCTGTAACAAAAAATTATGTAGATCTTCATAGTGGTGGAGCTCCTATTGGAGCCTCCTATTTAACTGCATCTGAAAATAGCACGCTTACAAATGAAATTAATCTAGGTGCTCTTGATTCTGGAATTCTTGTAAGTACAGTAAATTCAGGCGTTGCAACAATTTCTACCTACAATATTGTCCCTGTTACAGCAACTTTACAAACACTTAATGCAACAACAACTACATTGTTTTCTATTCCTTTGACAACAAATCAATCAGTGACCGTAACCGGTTCAATTATTGGATCAAGTGATGATCATGCAGACACAACAGGTGCGTGGTTTACAGCAACAGTTGGAAGATCGGCAACTGATGTTTATATGGTAGGAACGCCATTTTTACTAGTTAATGCATCTTCTTCAACAAATGTAGTTATTACTGCTGATACTTTAACACAATCTGTATTGTGTCAGGTCACAGGAATTGTTGCTACTACGTATAATTGGTCGGTCAGTTATACATCTCAATTAATTTAAATTTAGGAGAATTAAAATGGCTAATATTAAAAATGCACAAACATTTAGCGGTGCAATTACAACAAGTTCTGATCTTGTAGTTGATGGTTCTTTTAAAAAAGCAGCTGGCGCAGTTAATGGTTATTTCCTTCAAACTGATGCAATTGGTACTGGTACTTGGGCGCCTGTATCTGGAGCCCCTTCTACTGCTACAGTACAAACTACTGATGCAACCCCAACTACGCTCTTATCTATATCGTTGGGCGCAAGTAGTGTTTTAACGTTAAATGGAATTGTCGAAGCAGCTGATGCAGCATATACAGATGCAACAGGTGGTTCACTTGTCGCCACCGCATTGCGTGCAGCAGGAGCAGCAATTAATGTTGGAGCTCCTTTTGTGGCAGTTTTAGCAACTTCTACCGGAACATTTAATGTGGCAGTTTCAGGAAACAATTTAGTTGTAACCGTAACAGGTATTGCAGCGACAACATATAATTGGAAAATAACTTATACTGTTTCAACAAATTAATTTTTTGGGTGTAATCTATTTATAGGTTTTACCAAATTAACTAGGGTTTATATAAATGGCTAATATTAAAAATGCACAAACATTTAGTGGTACAGTTACAATAAGTTCTGATGGTACTGATCTTACGACTATTACCCCTCTATCTATAACTTTTGATAATGATGTTCTTGATAATTCATCTTTATCTGCTAATGGATTACAATTTAATACTACATCATCTGGGAATACAAATAGTGTTTATAATACTGGAGGGACTGATTTAAATATTACAGGAAGTAATCAATTAAATTTAGGGTCAGGTGATAATGTCAATATAAATCCAGGAGTAAATTGTATTATAAATACTAGTAGCGGGGGTGGTAATGGTATTTATTTGAATAGCACTGATGGATTAATTTATATGGGAGATTATAACCAAAATTTTAATAGAACTTATTATAGTTTAGATGATGCTACAAAACAAATAATAACAAATACACCGGACGGACTTATTTGGAGTGGTGATATAAATGCTATTGGTTCAACTGCAACTGTTCAATTAAATGTTGCTAATAGGTTTCAATCAATTTTTTCTGGGAGAATGTCAAGCACTGAAGAAATAAATATAACAATTGGTAATCACGCGGAGCCTTACAGTAATTATTTTACAACGGATATAGATGTTATATTTTATCGAAGAAAAGATTATGCAAATCCATTAACGCCTAATGGGGATGGATGGTTTTGTTACATTACAAATATTACGGGTGGTGATTTGAATATGACTGCTGATGATGGATTACCTTTTGTTAGTAGAAGTATTGGTGGTTTTAATACGACTGGAATTATTGGTAAATATGAGACGGTAAGAGTATCTTTATCATATCATACAACAACTGGATATTTTTGGGCTGTTTTACAAGGGGCTTAGATATTCAAATAATCAAATTTAACAGGTTTTATCGGCTTAAGTGTTCGATATTGTTTAAAAAGTAAATGAGATGGAAGGTTATTAAGCATTTATTCTTTAAATAAAAATAAAGACAAAGTAAATAAAACCGTTTATTATTTATATATATAATATATTTATCTATTGTTATGGCTAATGCATCTGACACTTCACCATATTTATTAGTAAGCAATGATTCAACTTTACCAAATTCACAACAACTTGTTGTAGGATCTGGTTTAATTGCAGAATCTGGTGGGGCAGGGGGAGATTTTACGATATCTCCTGCATTAGGATTGGCATCATTAGCTAATTTAAACACACCCGGTATATTGTCATTTAATTCTTTTTCTAAAAGTATTACACCAAGAACGTTTGTAAGTAATTCGTCAATTACTATTGCTAATGCTGATGGATTAAATGGCACGCCTATTTTTAGTGTCGTCCCCAATACGACGCAACAATTGATTACGGCGAGTGCTAATGGTGGATCTAATGTAGGAAATTATCCGGAATTACATTTTACCGGTAGTGGTAGTGCAACATGTTCTGCAGTAGCTGATGCAGCAAACAATCGCATTGTAATAAATTATAATGCACCTTCTGGTGCAGGTACAGGATCGGTAACTTCAGTTGGTGCCACATCACCGAATTCAACATTAACTATTGGCGGAACTAATCCAATAACTACCGTTGGTACTTTTACCTTTGATTTACCAACAACCGGTGTTGTTGCAGGTGCCTATACAAGTGCTAATATAAATGTAGATGCTTATGGTCGATTAACTTTTGCTGCCAATGGGTCAGGTGGATCAGGCGGTGGTGGAACAGTTAGTTCAGTTCAATTAGCATCTCCCAGTACCAGTTTAATTATTGGTGGAACTAATCCTATTACTACTGGTGGTATAATCAATGTAGATATGCCTGCCATAATATCATCTGGAAGTTATACAAATGCAAATGTATCAGTAGATACTTATGGTCGTGTAACTGCCATTACTAACGGTATTGCAGGTGGAACAGGCACGGTAACGTCTGTTGGAGTAACTTCTAGTAATGGAACTTTAACAGTTACAGGAAGCCCTGTAACGACGTCAGGAACAATAAATGTAGCGTTGCCTACTACATCGGTTACCGCTGCTACTTATACAAATTCTACAATCACTGTAGATAGTTTTGGGCGCATAACTTCTGCTGCTAACGGAAGTTCTATTGGAACGATTGTTGGAGCGACAAATCAAATTAGTGCTAATACAGTTTCTGGTACGACAACATTAAGCATTCCATCAGATTTCAGAATTCCTGGGACTTTAAGGTTTCCTAATACTACTCAATCATCTGATTCTTCCAATCTTTCTTTTTATACAAATTCTACAACAACCTATCCGGTACAATTTGCTAATGGACAAACTACTTACAATTTAGATATTGCTTATGAACGTATTGGAAATTTAATTTTTGTTTCAGTTAATACTAATGGATATTATTTAACATGTGATACTTCAGGTAGTACCTCTTTATATGGAATTAATAGTTCTAGTGTTCCATCTTCTTATGTACCTACAAATATAGGGTGGGCAAATATTGGTAAAGGAACTATTATTGTTTCCTCTTATCCAAATACTTCATATACACTTTCTTGCAGCGTTAATATGTATACTGATGGAACTCAAAATGGGACTACTTTTTCTTTTGATTTAGATCCTATAATTAATTTTAATGGAAGCGCTTATACATCTTATCAACCTACGTTTATCGCAGGGTATTTATACGGGTTTGGATCAATAACTAGTGATTATACTTATTATCGTGGTATAAATTTCTTTTATTCAAGAGTTGCTCCATCCGAGGTATAAATTTCTTTTATTCAAGAGTTGCTCCATAAAATGGCTAATGCACCAGATACTCCATCTTATCTATTAGTAAACGGTACAACTTATACATCTACGTCCCCTTTATTGAGCAATACCAAATTATTTGTTTGATGCCCAGTCCACAAGCTCAATATACGTTTGAAGCTATTTCTAGTAGGTGAGATCAGGTATTTCAAATCTTTGGATTTAACCAGTCATCACCTAAAGTACCTAAACTACCTAAAGTGATAATTAATGTTTGGGCTACTAAAATTTTTCTAGATTGTTTAGGTATCACTTGACAATGTGTATGGTGTGCATTGTATACTAAATTATAAACGAAAGGTGTTTTCATGGTTTATATAAGCAAACAGGAATTTGGAGAGTTTATACGCAAACTTAGGCTTGGGTTAAACCCGCCTGTGACTTTAAGGGGATTTGCAGAAAAAGTAGGTATAAGTCCAACGTATTTATCTAAAATAGAGCGTGGTGATTTTGATCCACCAGCAGAAGATACAATAGTACGTATAGCAAAAGAGCTGAAGTGCAATGAAGATGAATTGCTGGGAATGGCTGGCAAAATATCTTCAGATGTAGCTAGCGTTATTATAAATAAGCCAGTTTTAGCGGCACAGTTTCTTAGAACTTCTAAAAGTCTAACTAAAAAAGAATGGGAATCATTAATAACCCAAGCAGAAAAATTTAAGAAAGGTGATAATTAATGAAAGTACCATTCAAATTCGTATAAATGCAATAGAAATTTTTTGTAATTAAGTATAAAATTAAATATAGATTTAATTTTATTTAAATATAAATGGCATTTGTCCTAACTTATGAAACTTTAACGACAACCATTAAGGATTATGTAGAACGTCAAGATGCACGTTTTATTGATACTATTCCTGTATTTTTGGTTTTAGGACAACAACGTGTTTGTAAAGACTTAAAGATCTTAAACATTAAGAATTTTGTAACTGATTCATTAACTACAAATGTTCAATTAGTTGCCAAACCAGGAGATTGGATAACAAGTAACTATTTTAATATTTTACAACCTAACGGTGAAAAACTTATTCTTAAATTTAGATCTAACGAGTATTGCGATACTTATTGGCCCAATCCAACAGATGTCGGCGTACCAAAATATTTTGCAGATTATACCTTTAATACCACAAAAATAGTTCCTACGCCTGATCAAGATTATCCTTACGAATTTGGATATTATGCATTGCCACCTCTTTTAGACGAAACAAATGGCACAAACATTTTAACAAGTACTATTCCTCAAGTATTGATTTATGCCTGTCTTTTAGAAACAGCATCTTATTTAAAGGATGATGAACGTTTGCCTGTATGGACAGATTATTATTCCAAAGCAAAAGATGCCGTAAATGCAGAAGATTTAAGTCGTATTTATGTTGGATTTACCAGTAATAACCATTAAGGAAAAAATATGACTATTCAATCAATAAGTTATGGTGCTGTGCAAACGGCGTATGTAAGTTACACAAGTTATGATTTAGATGTAGCAAATTCTATTTCAACTTTTGTATGGCCAACACCATATGCAACGTCTCCAAATGTTTTAGCTGCTACAACCAATTTTGTTGTTACAAAAACTGGATGTAAAGTTAATTTTCCAAATGCTAATGAAGTTAGCTTAGGCATGAATATTTTTATTCGTAATGATGGTTCATCAAGTGAAGAAGTTACGATTAATGATAATCTCGGTAATCCGATAGAAGTTATAGATCCAGGTGAAGTTTGGTGGATTCAATTAACGGCTTATACAAACGACTCGGCAGGTGTTTGGATTCCTATACAACAAGGAGCTGGAACATCTCAAGCTACTGCTGCAGATTTAGCAGGAAAAGGCTTAGAGGCAGTTGCTACAAGACTTAATACAGTTATTCCTCCCAAAACAATTACAGCAAATTACACAATTGTAGACGCTGATCAATCAGGGTTAATTTTAATTAATAGCACTGGGTTAGTAACAATCACTCTTGGTGAATATCGTGGTGGATTTAGTGTTTCATTTAACAATATAGGAACTGGTGATGTTTTCTTCACCGGAATTGTTAATAATTCTACAGCTTTTTCTTTAGGAAGTTCTCAAACGGTTACATTAATTAATGATGCAATAGATACTAATAAATGGTGGACATTAGGATTAGGGCAAGGAACATCTTTTCTCGATAGCGTTGTATCAGTTGATTTGACGGATATAGCTTCCACAGGAGGGACTTTAGTTCTTAGCGCCAGTCAACTTAATGCATTTATCCAACAATTTTATTCTGATGATCCAATTACTCAAGATATTGTTATTTATTATGGTAATAACTCAGGAAATTGGTATGTAGCAAATTTTTGTAGCACTACAAATGGTTCAACAATTTCATTAAGTTTAGGGTTGCCGGTTACCCCTGCAGGTACCCCAATAGTAGTACCAATGGGTGCAAAATTAATTTATTATGCAGCTAATGATCCAACGACAAATCAGTTATCTTTATTTACTATCCCATCTATCTTATCTTTACAAAAATTACTTCTTGCAGATGGAACAGCAGCTGCACCTTCTCTTTCATTTTCGTCTGATCAAACATCCGGTTTTTATTTAGAAAATGCTTTTCAGCCATCTATTTCAGCAAATGCAGTTCAAGTTGCCACTTTTGATGGAACAACTGACATTAATCCAAAAATATTAGCTAATTCAGGTACATCAGATTATCCCGTTTATACTTTTGATACGGGAACTGATTTTGGTATGGGGTTGGTCAATCCAGGAAAATTAGGTTTTTTTGGTGGAAATGCTGCAGTATGTAATACTTTAGTTACGTCTGGTGGTGTAACTAATTCTACATTTATAGAACCAACAAGTGGAAATACCTTAGCTTTAACCATAGATAATGCAAAGGCTGTATTAGATTTTACTATTGGTGGATCAACCGGTTCAATATCAACTTCAGCTACAAATTTAACTTTGTCATATTTTGATGGTACAACTACTGGAAAATTAAACCTATCGGTTCCAAGCGCTACATCGACAGCTTTAACGCTTTCATCACCTGCAGCAAACAATTTATTAATAACTGTTAATGATGCAACTCCAGCAACAGTTTCTTATGGTGGAAATTTAGCAGTTTCTATTGCAAATACTGGTGCAATGACATTTGCGCAAACTGCAAATTTCACTCAACGAAATGCTACTTTAAATGCCTTATTGCCGAACCCTGCTGCACTTGGAAACATGCTTGCATATGATGGTGCTAATTGGATTTTAACTCCCGCAGCTGCAGCAGGAAGCATTCTTTACTTTAATGGTGCTAATTGGGTATCTATTCCAGCACCAACAGCGGGTGGCTATCTTTATTATAGTGGAGGCGTTTGGAAAAGTACTGCAGCACCGAATGTAGGAGAAATTACTTATTTTGATGGGACTGATTGGATAAATCTTGCTCCTGGTGCTGATGGGAGTGTTTTAACGCTAGCAGGAGGATTACCAACATGGGCTCCTTAGATAATATTTTTAATCAAGCCATTGAAAATGTTTTAGAAAATGAAGGGGGTTATGTTAATGACCCTTATGACCCTGGTGGAGAAACAAATTTTGGTATATCTAAAAGAATTTATCCCCATCTAGATATAAAAAATATTACGCGCAATCAAGCAATAGATATTTACAAAAAACAATATTGGGAAAATACAGCATATCCATTAATTTCAACAAAACTACCATTAATTGCTATAAAAATTTTCGATTTAAGTGTCAATATGGGAAATGTCCAAGCCAATAGACTTTTGCAACGTGCTTGTAGATCAATTGGATCCCCACTTGTTGAAGATGGGTATTTAGGTCCTAAAAGTTTAAAAGTTATAATGAACAGTAATCAGGATTTACTGTTATGTAGTTTTAAATCAGAAGCAGCGGGCTATTACCGTGTTCTTTGCGCCTTAAAATCTTCTAACAATGAATTTTTAAATGGCTGGTTAAGTAGGGCATATGAATAATTACAAATGTCAGGTATTACAAAGCGATCCAGGTATTCAGCGTGATGGTACTGGTTATGATTCAACAAATTTTATTGATGGACAATGGACAAGATTTTACAACAACAAACCTAGAAAAATGGGTGGTTACAAAGCTGTTAATTATGGGACAGATCAAATTATCCGTAGCATGTATTCTGCTCCTTTAGATAATGACGTTCAAATATATTTAGGACGAATTGAATCGTTAAGTTATGTATCTCTTCCCATTAGCGGTAACATAAATATTAACCTTACAAATGAAGTTGATAGAACTCCAACAAGTTTGGATCTTAATCTAGAAAACTCTTGGAGTTTTGATTTATTTACTAACTTTACCGATGCATATCTTGAATCTCAAATTATTGCTCAAGTATGTCCTAATGCATCATCAATTAACAATGCTGTAGAAGGTCCTATTTATTATGGAAGTATCACTAATAATTTACCTTTAATTCCTATCATAGACAGCGAATTAGGTACGATTCAATGTAGTGGGGGTATTGTTTTTCTTTCCCCTATTTTGGTTGCTTATGGAAATAATGGGAAAATTCAATGGACAGATCCAAATGCGGCTGATCCTTTAAATACATGGCATGATTCTTCGAATAATCCTTTAGAAAACACAATTGCTAACACCAAAATTGTTTATGGAACATCTATCATTGGTGCAAGTGTTCCTACTGGACTATTTTGGTCATTAAATAGTTTGATTCGTGTAACATACAGTGCAATAACAACAGCAGATGTTACAAGTTATGTATTTGCCTCTACAACCATTGATAACAACATAAGCATTATTTCTAATACAAGTGTTGTTAGTTATAAACAAACATATTTTTGGATTGGTACTGACCAATTTTATATGTTTGATGGCGTTGTGCAAACTATCCCTAATACCATGAATAGACATTGGTTTTTTAACAATGTAAATTTTGAACAGCGTAACAAAATATTCGGATATGTAAATTCACGATACGATGAAATTATTTGGTATTATCCGACTAGAGATAGTACAGAAAATAATGCATTCATTGCCTATAATTATGTAGGAAGATTTTGGTTTGATTCATTAAATGGACGTTCAACAGGTGTATCAGCAAATGTGCTTCCTTTTCCTTTATTAGCTGATTCTCAATCTACAGCTATTACTACACGCAGGGGCGTAGAAAATTATTATCTTCTTTGGCAGCATGAAATAGGAACTGACAAAGATATTTCTGGTAAATTGACGCCTATTTTAAGCTATTATACGCATCACATTACAGATATTTGCTCTCAACCAGACAGTCAAAATCGTTTAATTCGCAACCGTCGTGTAGAACCAAACTTTTCAATGATTGGTAATATGGATTTATGGTTTATCAATATGATGTGGGCTGCAGATTATATTAATGGAAACGCTATTATTGATGGTCCTTACCCTTTTAATTCTTTTACGCAATTTGTAGATATGGCAAGCCAAGGTAGACAAGTAGCTTTGAAATTTCAAAGCAACGAATTGGGTGGTTTTTTTCAAGGTGGAAAAACCTTATTTGATTGGGAAGTTGGCGATGTGCAACCTTAATAACTATGCCTAATTTAGCATTGCCAATTAATTTAGATTTTAATGATTGGGCTAACCATATTCGAAATGATTTAAGTATGTACAACATTCCAATTGCCGGACCTAAAAATCAATGGAGACAATGGGCAAATCAAGTTATTAATAGCAATACAATTCCTGGCATTCCGCTTCCGACTGAACTTGGATATCCAAAAAATGAAGATTGGAGGCAATGGGCAATTCGTTTTTATCAAATTGTTATTGATATTCCATAATAAACCAAAGTATTTATGTGTAGAAAATAATTCAATATAACTATATACTTTTAATTAAGTATTTGTTTTTATTTTTGTATACTGGAGCTTTATTATGTACCCTAATCTAAATCCAAACCCAATGCAGGGTATGAATTTTCCTACGAGACAACTTGTTAATTCTGCTCCGACACAATCACCATTTCAGGCAAATATGTCGGCACAAAGTCAACCTAATCCACAACAACCTCAACAAAATTTTAAACGGGGAGGTCGGGTTAAAAATAGTTATGTAGCTGCTCATTTTTCTAAAAAAGAATTAGATGCATTAGATCATTTACAGGGTGGATCTGAACGTCATAATAAAACGGGGATTCGATCATACAAAGGATTAGAAGCGCTTTTAAAAAATCCTCATTTGCTAAAACTTATTCATGAATATAGTACAAGCCATCATGCAGAAGGTGGTTCTATACAAGGAATGGCACATAATGGACGTCATGGCGATACAGAAATGGCTTTTATTGGACCTCATACACGTCAATTACTTGATAAATTAGCAGGTCATAAAACACGTAATCCTTATGACGGTCATCCTGAATATTTTTCTTTAGGAAAGATGTTAGGTGGTATTGGCAAAACTATTATGCGTGTTCCAAAAGGGATTATTAAAGGCGTTTCTAGAATTGGAAAAACTTTTGGGAATTTAAGTCCTACGGCACGTGGAATGTTAGGCACAGCAGCATCTGCTGCTGCATTACCAATAATGGGACCAGCGGCTGCAGCACTTCCTTTTATTTCTAAGGCTGCGCCTGATTTTTTAAAACATATAAGAGGTTTTGCTGGAAAAGCAAAAAGTTCTGTAAATGATTTGAAAAACCAAGCTAATAGCATGTTGGGACAAGCACAAGAGTATGGACAAAATATGTACGGAAAAGCTCAAGACAAAGCTCAGGGTATGTATGATCAAGGAATAAATAGAGCTCAAGACATGTATGACCAAGCTATAAATTATGGTCAACAAGCACAAAATGAAGCTCAAAATATGTATGGCCGTGCACAAGAGTATGGACAAAATATGTATAACCAAGGTCAACAAGCTTATGGAAATGCACGTAATAAAGCAAAAGGATACGGCCAAGATATATACAATCAAGCTCAAGGAATGGGTAATCAGTATGCACTCCAAGGGCGTCAAATGTATAACCAAGGACGTGATCAAATGAATCAAATGGGTCAACAAACGAAAGAAATGTATAATCAATTTCAACAACTTCAACAACAACCGTTTTATGAGCCTTATCAACCGCAATATCAGTCTTACCAACCTTCTTACCAACCTTATTCTTACTATCAATAAGGAGTTATTATGGAAAAACAAGCTATTGATAATGGTGTAGAAAGTCCAACTGAAATCCCAGGTGTTGAGCTTTTATTGTGTCATTTTACCAAAGGAGAACTTGAAGGTTTAGATAATCTTCAAGGTGGTCCTTCTATTGATGATGATACAGGATTAAGAGAGTATTCTAAACTTTCTATCGTTATTGAAGATCCTAAAATTCAAGAAATTTTTAGGCACGTCCAAGAAGAATTGGGTGATGATGGAAAAGTTTCTCCAGATCTTCACAATATTTATAAAACTGCTAAAGACAATTCTTTGCCATTTAGAGAAGCACCTCAAGAAAAAGAACCTCCTGCAAAAACGCTTGCGAATATGGGAGAAGGTGGAGACACCGAATTAGCACTTATTCCCAAAAATCTTGCTGAATTTTTAATTGATCTTAATGGGGGATATTCCATTAATGATAAAACTGGATTATTAGAATTTGGTCTTTTTAAAAATATAGTAAAAATTGTTAAAAGGGTTATTCATAATCCTGTAAAAGCTGTAATTCACGGTGTAAAAAAAGCATTTGGCCCAGAAGGCGTAAGAATTGCTGGAACAATTGGAGGAGCAATAATTGGAGGTCCATTAGGTGCAGGACTAGGTGCTGGGTTAGGAAACATGGTAACAGGAGCGGGTATAAATAAATCTTTATCTCGTGGACTTGGAGTAGGTGCTGCAGCTTATGGTGTTCAGGGATTAGGACAAGCTATGGGCGTTAGTGCTTCTGCACCATACACAGGTGGATTTTTTGGTGGAGAAAATGCTTTAGGATCATTATTAGGTGGATCAGGTACTATTGGAGCTAATATGGCTCCGGCATACGGAACAAACGGACAATTGATTGCAGCTAAAGGCGCTGCTTTACCAGCAGTTAGTAATGCTACGGCAAGTGCTGGAACCGGTAGTGGAATTTTTGGATCATTAGGAAAAGCTGCATCTTCTTTGGCATCTAATCCAGCTGCGTTAATGCTTGGTATGACAGGTCTGAATATGTTGGCAGAAAAACAACGTATAAAAGAACATAACAAGTTAGTACAAGCACAAAAAGAAGAAAATGAACGAGTGCGTCATGATCTTGGTTTTGATCTTCCCGATATTAAAATGGGAAGACGTAATCGTTTATTAAAAAATCCCGCCTATGATCTAGAAAACAATGAAAATTATTATTTAGATGAACCAGAATATTATAAAAAGGGTGGATTGGTTAAACACAAAGATTTAGGTTCATTTACTAAAAGTACAGGTATTTATGGTCCTGGTAATTGTCAAGATGACAAAATCAAAACCAAAATTCCGTCTGGTTCTTATATCATTGATGCTAGCACAACAGCAAATTTAGGAGATGGGTCTTCTTCTTCTGGAATCAAAGTTTTAGAAGAAGTAGCAAAACATATTAAAAAATCTAAACCAATTCATGTAGTAAAGCATGTAGAAAAATTCATTAAAGGTGATTCAAAAAATACACCTGTATATTTAGCAAATGAAGAATTTAAGTTTGATCCAATAACTGTAGCTTTAGCGGGTGGTGGAAGCATCGACAAAGGTGCAAAAGTTTTTGAGAATATGGTCAAACAAGTGCGTTCTCATAAAAATAGTAATGGATTAGGTTTGCCTCCAAAAGCAAAACATCCTTTAGAATACATGAACATAGCATAAAAGGAATTAGGATATGCCAGGATCTTTACGGGCAACAATTGGTGATGTTGATGCAACTGTCCAAGGCAGACCTGGACATATAACAAGATATGAACATGCTATTTTACAGCAATTAGCAGATCTTGCAGCACGAGATTATGAAAGATTACCATCTAAGATTGCAGCACGTACGCCTATACAAAAATATGTATCTGATGAAGTTATGAAAATGTTGGGAACCCTCAGTCATAATGTTGAGGAAAAGGCACAAGACCAAAGACGTCAAGCTGCTGAACAAAGACAAAAGGCACAAGACCAAAGACGTCAAGCTGCTGAACAAAGACAAATTTATGAAATAATTAAGCAAAATGAAAGATTAGGTGCTCAACAAAAAAAAGCTCCAGCACCACAAGTAGCAGCAGATAGGATCGAACAACAAAGACAACGTGATCTGGAGGTTCAACGTGTTGCAGAAAGTAAAATTCTACTTCCGGTTGGCGCAAGAGAGATATTTTCAGCTAGTGGGATACGGGGGTTAGACCCGACTCAACGTCTTTTGAAGATACAACAAATGGAAGCAGCATTGGGCCGTCCAGTATCAAATATAAAAACTCTACACGAGACTACTGATAATCATGCGAGATTTGTGTTGTTATTCAATTATGCAAAACAATACAAAAAAAAATATCTTGCAGAACATCCAGAAATTATAGAGGAAGCTGAAAGATCTGTGCCTGCTATTGAACAAATTCAACCTCCTGAACAAATTCAACCTCCTGAACAAATTCAACGCATTGGTGAAGATGTTGGCATAAATGAAGAAGAAAAATCTCCAGATATTGAGCCAGATTTTGAAACATTGAGACATGAATCTTTTGACCCAATGGTTGATGAAGCTTTACGAGATAATTTTAGTCTTGGGCAACAAGAAATTAAAGCAAGTTTTTCTTCAAAGAATAAACATTTACGCGATATGATTTTAGCAAAAACACTAGACGTAGGCGAATCTCCTTTAAGAGATGCTCATGAAATAGGAAGCTTTTTATCTGATAAATATCGTGGAATGAGCAGTTCTGTTCTTGATGAAATGACAGAAAATTATCTTAGTAATATTTTACCAAAAGCCAATTTAGGCTATATGGGCGGATCTTGGAATAGTCCACAAAGACGTACTCATAATGAAAAAGTGCTTAGTAATCTTCATAAAGATGTTTCACGTAACCTTATTAATTTGGAAGCTAAAACAGCCGAAAAAGGATTAGAAGAAGCAGGACAGCAACGAACACGTCAATTGTATGCAGCTAAAGGTGCTGCTGAAATGTTAAATCAACAACAGCAAGAAGCATCTAGGGGCGCTGAAACATTAGCTAATTTAGAAAAAACAAAAATAGGATCTGATTTAGCTAAAATTGAAGCAGCAAGAACTTTAGGCGCAGAAGAACAAAATTTTGAAGGATCAAGATTAGAGGAAACGCAAAGAGAAGCATTAAGACAGCAAGAATATCCTTTAGAAATGATTGAAAGACAATTAGGAGCTTCTAGAGGTATTCCAACAGCATCTTATGCAACGCATCAACAAATATCTCAACAACCTAATTATGCTGCTATTGGTGCAGGTGGCATTGGAAATATGGCAGCAGCTATGATGTATCCACAACAATTACAACAACGAAAAAGTGGGGGTTTAATTCAAAAATATGCTCCTGGTGGTTTTGTTCTTCCTAAGGTTGAAAATGATCCACAAACACAATTAATAGAACAAGAAGCTCAATCATTAATGAATGAACCATATAATCCTCAACAAGCTCTTTTACATGGAATAGCTAAAGCTGGTGATAAAATAGCAGAACGTTATACTGGCATGCCAGGAATAGCTGGAGATATGGCTGATACACATTTAGCACATCAAGAAGCACATGCGGTAAAACGTGCGCGCGGCCTTAACTTAATCCAACAAGTACAAGCTAGTCGTGTAAAACAACAGAATTTTTTGGCTGAATTAGAATATAAAAATAAACATCATAGTGAAACACTTGGTGAAACATCACGTCATAATAAGGCGATGGAAAGTTTACAAGAAAGTCGTGGTGGTTCTGGATCTAATGGACCTGGTGGTGGTTCTATAACAGATCGAAAAGCTGCACGAGAAGCTGTTGCTGCATTAAGAAGATCTAAATCAATGAAAAGGGAACTTAGCACCCTTAGTGAATTAAGTTCTAAAATTAAAACTGGCCCAGTCAGAGGTTTATTAAATTCTGGTTATCTAAAGGGTGAAGATGCTAACAAAATGGAAGTGGGCGCCAATAAACTTATATTAGATATGCACCAAGGAATGAAAAACATTCCAAGATCTGAAGAATTTATGAAAAGAATTGAATCAACAAAACCTAATGTTAATAATTATCCTGAAGCTAATAAGATGGCTCTTAAAATGATGGCTGAAGGCGTAGATGATATTGAACAAAATAGCATTGATACTTTATTAGCTGCTGGTTACACCATGGAAGATATTCGGAACATACGGCAAGATCATGAAGAATCTCCTGAAACAGAAATATCTGATGGAATGGTTAGTGTTATTTCTCCCGAAGGGATTCCTGGAAAATTACCAGCACATAATCTTGAAAAAGCATTAGCAAGAGGATACAAACGTGCCGCATGATGATTTAGGATTTGTTCCATATGCTACTCAAAATGATTTAGGGTTTGTTCCTGAACAATCATTAGAAGACGAATCTTCTTTTGGCGAAGAAACTTTGCGTCAATTAGGACGCACAGGCAGAGGAGTTGCAACTGGAATAGCGGGTCTTGCTGATATTCCAAACTTAGCAGCTATGGGTTTACATGCAGCTGGTCTTAAAGAAGATCCTTTATTTTATGAACCGGTTGCTCAACGGGTTCAAGAAAAAATTGATGAAATAACAAGTGGTAAATTAAAACCTCGATCAAGATTTGAAAGAGCAGCGGATGCCGTAGTGGAAGGTATTGCTCCTCTTGCTTTAGCGCCTGTTACTGGTGGTGCTTCATTAACAGGTACATTGACTAGAAATTTGGCTAAAAATATTGCGGGAACGGGTGCAAAAAAAAGCATACAAAAGGGTGCTGAAAAACTTGCATCATTAGGTGCAAAAACTTATGCACCGACCGCTGGAAATTTAGCAGGTAGTGCTGGATCTTCATTGGCTATGCAACAATATCTTGATGAAAATGAAGATCCATCAATTGTAGCAGCATTAGCGGCTGGTTTGGCAGGTGGTGTTGGTGCTCAGGTTGCACCTCAAGCCATTAAATCAATAGGTAAAGGTATGCGTCACCC